TCGTTCCATTGTCAAAGCTCTTCTTTCTCTTTGTGCTTTGTATATTCTGTATCGTATTTGTAAAGTTTCTCTTCAAATTTGTTCACTTATTCGTTCTGCTTTCGATTTAATGATGTCCGTTCCTCTTGAGGTAATGCACACTTTCGATTCCTGGATGGATCATGCCGAACCTATTGCCCAGGTTGGTGATGATGTTGAGGATTATGTAGTAGCTTCTATCCCTAAAATTTTAGCTCTTTTCTCTTCTCTTATTATTGCTTATGCTGTTGGTAAGGTCCCAGGCAAGGACAATACCCCTGTTGGGTGGATGAATAAAATTTCCCTCCTCCCTCGCACATGCAAGGGGATGCAAGATATTTTCTCTTGTGTCTCTATGTGGTGTACTTCCTTTGTAAATTGGGTGTTGGTCCATATATGTGGGTATGATGAGAAACTTTATTCCGATTGTATTCCGGAAATTAAAGCATGGATGTCTGAAGTAGAATTGTATTCATTGCAACATAATCTTAAGGCATTAGCGGCCACCCGTGAGGGTGCATACCGTCTTCTTCAACTTTATTCAGTTGGACATCGTCTCCTTTTGAAGTATTCCTCCGCTCTTACGCCAGAGCTTAAACAGGCGATGATGCGTGATCTCCAACGAGCTGCACGTATCAAGTCTTCGGTCGAGGCAGCTTGCTCCCTCGCCGAAGGCATTCGACCTTCCCCCCTTCCTGTGTGGTTGGTTGGGGAATCCCAAATTGGTAAGACATCTCTCCAATTTCTTATCTCAGCTGACTTGTGTGCATCTGTGGACATTAAAAACGTTCGCGATCACATGTATTCTCGATGCGTCGAGAATGTCTTCTGGGATGGATATTGTGATCAATTCATAACCATTTATGACGACTTTGGCCAGATGAAAGATACTGCCGGTGCGCCAAATCTCGAGTTTTTTGAGATTATTCGTGCCGTGGGTAACTTCGGTTACCCTCTTCATATGGCTGATATTTCCCAAAAAGCAAACACCTATTTCAATTCAAAGGTGTTATTGCTTAGTACCAACAACCTGCGTCTTCCCGTTGAATGTTTGACGTATCCGGATGCTGTGTGGAACAGATTAACTCATTCCTACATGGTGTCCATCAAGCCTGAATACCAAGTCCAGGAAGTGGATCCCGCAACGGGTGTAGTGCGTACGCGCTTAAATGTGCCGCTTGCACTTGCAAATGCTCCCTTTTTTCCCAACGATCCCACACGACGGGCTCCCATCAACACAGATGTGTATGAGTTCCGAAGATTTGCTGCTATTAATCGTAACAATCCCCAGTTTGAAGGTGTCCTCAACTACGAACAATTTATTGAGGTACTCAAACACGACCTTGCTGTTAAACTGCAAGGCGGACGCAATCTGGACGAGTACGTTGCCGCATACGCCGAGGCACGTGCTCAAATTGGTGCAGACGACGAGGAAATTCCCGTTTCCACCACTGTAGATACTGAAGTGGCGCGAATCCCAGTTGTTCAAGATTTTTTGGATTGGGCATCACATTTGACGTATTGTCCTGTTCCGGAGTGGGAATCGCTTCCCGTTTCGGAATCACGTGACCATATAATTAATTTGTTAGAACGTGAATTTCGTGCTTTGTCACATGCTTGCCGTCAAACGTATGAGGTGCGAGATCATGGATCTCCACTACATATTCCTTCGCGTATATATCTTACCCTCTTTTTTGCTTTTATGCTATCCTTTTACGATATAGATGTATCAATTGAGAGTAG